GTCAAAGCTTCCAGGAACTATTACAATAACCTAAATATAACATATGGCACAAACAATACAAGACTTCTTCAGAGTAGCCCAACAAAGAGACTTCGCTCGTGACTATATGTTACGTGTTGTCTCTTTGGGCAACGACACGCTAAACGAAGATGATTTCGTTTATATTACTACTACTACCTTGCCGGGTAGAACCATTTCTAACCAGCAAGCGGTTTATATGGGTCTAGAATTTAATTTTCCAGGCACTGTAAAGTATCCAGGAAGTAACGCATGGACTGTAACGTTCCGTAACGATAAAGGCGGTATTATTCGTAATAAGCTAGAAAATTGGCAAATTAACGAAGTATTCGATGATGACACCAGCGCAGGAGATTTATCAGTAAGAGGTACAGATTCAGTTATTCAGCTTAATCTCTTAGATGACGAATAACAATTATTATATAGTAGTTTACAAAGCCTCGCGAAAGTGAGGCTTTTTTATTGTTTATACATTAAGTATACGTATGGTAATAAAGCCGTCAGTACAGGACTTTCTAGATGCTGCAACTAGTTTCGGTTTTAGTAGAAAGTATAACTTTCAAATAGAAAGTATAGAAGGTTTACCTCAGCAAATACCTTTTGATCCAAGATTCTTGTTGTATGTACAATCCGCTAGATTACCTAGCCGTAAAATAACTACTACAGTAGTACCTTTTAGAGCCTTTGAGTATAACGTACCTACAATAGCTACTTACCCAGATAATACTAACTGGCCTGTAACGTTTATAAGTGATAATCAAAATTTTATAAGAAGCATATTCGAAGCCTGGAATACAGTATTATATAACGAACAAAACCAAACTGCTCAAAATATAAATTTTGGTGGCTGCAAAATAGTCTTTAATTTACTTGGAGATCAGTCTAATCTGCATAAAAACTATAAAAAATATATCCTATGGGGAGCTTTTCCAACACTATTAGAAGGAGTAGAATATAATATAACTGATACAGGCAATCAAGTGATTACTTTTAACGCTACCTTTGCGTACCAGTATTTTACGGTTGAAACAGTAACAAGGGACTCTGATCAATAAGTATTACTATGCCGAATAATAGACAAATAGATAAACAAGACCTGCAGGGGTTTTATCATATAGCTACTCAACGTGGTTTTTCCCGCGATTATCAAGCTAGAGTTACTGAGTTAGTAATCAACAACCAACCTCTTGACCCTGACGATCTAGTTTATATTAAAACCTTTTCTTTACCGGCGACAAAAACTTCTGTAACAAGTGTGAAATATTATGGGGTAGATATACATTCAGTAGCGTTAAAAGATTTTGGAGAAAGTACTAACTGGGGCGTAACTTTTCACGCGGATGAATATCTTACTTTGAAAAAATGGTTTGAAGATAGATTATCTGAGATTGCAAACAATTCTACCCCGCAGCAAGGCAATACTATTTTTACTCAGCCTCGCAACCCTAAACTGAATCCTGTTTCAAATGAAACAAATTATGCTTTAATAGAAGTTATTAATAGTAATTTTGAAACCGTTGTAAAATATAAATTGTACGGACTCTTTATAATAAATGTACCAGGTATTAGTTATGATATGGCTGGTACAGGTAAAGCACAAGACTTTACGATTACTTTTGGATATCAGTATTGGAAGCAAATAACTGGTGACTCGGTAACTCAATATGAGTCTACAACAACCGGTGGTTTTGGAGCTATAACACCAGGGGGATCTACTACCGGTCAACCAACTGGGGTGCTTAATACTATTTTAGGCGGTCTTCGTACTGTAACAAATGTAGCGCGGTAGATAACAGTGAATACAGCTACATTCTTAACTCAAGTACTTTCAAGTCCCGGGTACCATATACCCGTAGAGGCTAATTTTGTTATTAGTATAGATGGTATAAATGATCTTATAAACAAGTTAAAGACGGTTGAGGAAGAAATAGCAGATAAAAACTTGTTAGTAGATACAAATTTTAACGATATATTAGATCAAAACGATGTTTTCTTTGCAACTTATGCTTCTATACCCGGAGAAAGTGTCACCCCGGCCCGGGTAGGGTTTGCATCAGTTAATAGTGTGTATGGTGGGTTACTTTCTGGTCCTGTGTTAAAAGGTCGCCGGGACCTGGCGGAGTTAAAAATAGGTTTTATAGAAACTAATAGATCAATAGTAGACTATATTTTAAGACCGTGGGCAGTAGCTATTTCTCAATACGGACTATTTGCCAGATCTTCTGATAGCTCTCAAAATTTTAAGACAAATATAACTATAAGCTATCTAGATAAAACTGCTGGGGATATAAACAACTCTCCTCGCATACGCAAACGTGTTACATTTAATAATGCCGCCCCTATAGATATAGCTGGTTTTCGAAGCGAATACGGTAGCAGATCTGAAGCCCGTGTTACAGATACTTCATGGACCTATTCTACATACAAGGTAAGTACATGAAATGCCGTTTAAGCTAAACGCATATTTACCTAGTAAGAAAAAAGAAGTACAGATAAAAGAACTAACTTACAAACAATACCGAGAGTTAGTTAAGAGTCTGTATAATGTAGATAAAAAAGAAACTATACAGCAATATAATTCGATATTGCAAGATCTCTGTCCGGATATATCATTATTGGATTTAACATATGAAGATAAACTATCTTTACTTCTTACGGTCCGTAATTACTGCGTTAGTCCGGATTTAAAATTGAAAGGTACCACTGTAGATAATAATATTTTTAACTACTCTATTGCAGTTGAGACATTAATTAAAAAAATAAAAAGTATAGATAAATCCAGTATAGTTAATTTTGAAGAAGTATCTATAGAGTTTTCTTCCTACAAAGCTCGAGACGAATATATTTTTATTGGAAATAACAAAGATATCTTTATTATTCTTGCGTCTTATATAGATTGTATAAAAACGAGCGAACAAATAGTAGAATTTAAAGATTATACTATAGAAGAGCGTTTAGAAATAATTAATTCTCTTCCTCAATATATAGTTAATCAAGTTTACAAAAGTATAGAAGAGATGCAAAATTATTACGAGAAACAAATTTTACTTGAAGTAAAAAATCCAATAACTAAAGAAACTGTACTCACTTTAACCTGTAATATTAATTACGAAGTACTACAGAAAGTTATTGAGTTTATTTTTACAGAAGATTTAAACAACATCTACCGCGCGTTTTTTAATGTAGTAAACTATGCTGGATTTAGCCCGGAGTATATAGATTCGATTACACCAATCGAAGCCCAGGTGTATTGGATGTATTATTTAGAGGATAGGGAAAAAGTATCAAAAGAAAGTACCACTAATAATAGTAATTTAAGCTTGCCGGCCGCCTTGAATAAAGAGCTAGGCTTTTAGAAAGACCTGGTAATTAATGATATGAGTAAAATTAATGAACTTGTTGCTACATTAAACGCAATTACGGATAAAAATATATTTGAAATATATATACCTAGTTTAAAGCGTACGGTAAAGTTCCGCCCGTTAACCGCAAAGCAGCAACGAGCATTCTATACTTGTGTAAATGAAAAAACAGTTTTTAACACTCAGTTTATTTTAACTACATTTAATATTATTAAAGGGTGTTGTACAGAGTCTAATTTAATCCCTGTATTTAATATTTTTGATAGGGCGGCTATTTTAATAGCGTTACGGGTTAATACATTAGGTAATTTAATCACCGTGTTAAAAGATGAGCAAGAATTTACAGTAGATTTAACTGATTGTTTACAACAATTTAAGTCTTTAGAATTACCTATATGCAAGGATATAGCTGTGCAAAATATATTAATTAATTTGCAAATACCTACTTTACTCGAACAGTATGAGCTTGAAAAAGAATTAAGAGATAAAGAAATAGATACAATGCCTTTTTCTTCTTTATTAGAAGATATAATAACCGGGGAGGTATGTAAATTAATAAAAGAAATTAATATAGAGCAAGTTGCAGTAGGTTACAAAAACCTTAACTTTAAGGATAAAGCAACAGTTGTTGAGTCTCTTCCAGCAAGTATTGTTTTTGAGTTACAAGATTTTGCCCAAAATGTAAACACCAAATTAAGTGAATGTTTGACATGCCCTGTAAAAGATAACGATACTATTGCCTTTGATATTACGGTGGATTTCTTTTTAGATAGATAATATAAACTTACAGTCAGCCCTAAGTATTTTTATGGCTGATAGTAACGAGGCTGTACAAGATAGATCGAATGATCCGGCAGCGGGATTAACTTCTCCTGCTATGCTTCCGCCTAACGTTGCCGAACCTCTAACTCAAAGTTTAGAATTCATTAATGCTGGGGTAAAAACTCTAGGAAATAAAATAACTAGTAATACTACTGCAATAAATAAACTCACTGTAAACATAGTACAGACATTAGAAAAAAATAACAACCAATTAAATGAAACTTTTAAGTCTCTTTTTGAGAGTATAAAGACCCCGCCTAAAACAGAAGAAGGCTATAAAAAAGAAGATATTATCGCTTTAGTACAAATACTTGAAAAG